CTGGTGGCGGCATGACCGGGAACGGCAACGGCAACGGCAACGGCAACGGCTACGGCTACGGCAACGGCTACGGCGACGGCTACGGCTACGGCTACGGCAACGGCGACGGCTACGGCAACGGCGACGGCTACGGCGACGGCGACGGCTACGGCAACGGCAACGGCGACGGCTACGGCTACGGCGACGGCGACGGCTACGGCGACGGCGACGGTTACGGCGACGGCTACGGCTACGGCGAAAGTGGCGGCCTACGGTGGCTGGTGGCGGCATGACCGGGAATCAACTCGCGACCGTCACGCGGGCCGAGATCCGGCGTACCGTGAAGCGTGCCGCCAAATACGCCGAGCAGGGGCACCGCACCGCCGCGACCGCTGAACTGCACGACCTGAAACGCCACCTGATCCGCATGTACGCGGTCACCGCTGCCGAATGGGAGGCAGGCCAGTGACCTTCACGGCGATCTTCGTGCTGTTCGTGCTCACCCTTATCCTGATCTTCACATGGGGTGCCTGATGGCCGGGTTCTGGCTGTTCGTCATCGCGTTCACGCTCTACTGTCTCGGCTGGATTCTGCTTGGCCTGTGGGGTGACGACAAGTGAGCAAATACCCAGGCAAAGAAATCGGGTTCATTCCGCCCACCACACCGAGGGAGCGGGAACTGGCCCGTCGCGCAGTCGCAGCCCACGCGCTCGGGCTCGACAAGGAGGACAACTGATGAGTGGCCACAACTGCCCCGGCGACGACTGCAAGGTCTGCGAGGCGCGGATTGAGGAGATCGAAAACCCTGTGCCACCCGCGGACTGGGAGTCGGACTCGATCGCTGACGACTACTACCAGGCGTTGGAGCGGAATCGTGGAGGTCGGCATCGTGCCTGAAAACACGCACTACGACGGGTTGGACGACTTCGCGGGCCCCGGCGGCTGGGACGAAGGCGCGGCCATGCTCGGTCTGCGCTTGCTGGGTGTCGAATGGGACGCGGACGCCTGTGCGACCGCTGAAGCGAACGGGCACGCACGCATCCGCACCGATGTGGCAACCCACAGCCATGAGGGGCTGAATCTCGGGCCGCTCTACGTCGCGTCGCCACCGTGCACCATGTTTACGTCGATGGGCCACGGTGCGGGGCGTCGCAGCGTTGGGGCCTTGGCGGAGGGTGTCGCCACTGTGATCGCCGCCACCGTGAGCATGTTGATTCCCGCCCACAGGGAGGCGCAGGGCAAGGCTGTTAACCACAAGGTCAGTCACGACGACCTTGATGTGGCCGCTGAGATAGACGCCGCCACGAGTGCCCTGATCTTGCAGCCAGCCAGGCGGGTCGCCCAGATGCGGCCCGATCATGTGGCCTTGGAGCAGGTACCTGGCGCGTTGCCGGTTTTCGAGGCTTACGCGGTGGTGTTGCGCGAGTTGGGCTGGTCTGCGTGGTGCGGGGTGTTGAACGCCGCCAACTACGGAGTGCCGCAGACGCGTCGTCGCGCAATCTTGGTGGCGTCACGGCGCGGCAGGGTGCGGATGCCCGAGCCGACGCACGCGGAGCATCTTGGCGGATTGTTCGGTGACTTGTTGCCCTGGGTCACGATGCGCGACGCGCTCGGCTGGGGGCTTGATGGGCCCGCGCCAACGATTGTCCCTGGAAGTGAGTCGGTCGCCGATTTTGGGATGCAGCGACAGGTCGCGGCGTTGGCACGCGAAGCAGACAGGCCGACGATCACTATGCCCATCTCGGAACGCGGCGTGCTCCAATCATTCCCGCCCGGCTACGAGTGGCAAGGGCGAGCTGTAGAACAACAAAGGCAGGTCGGTAACGCCGTCCCGCCGCTACTCGCAGCACACGTCCTAGCAGCACTCCTTGGCCTGCCTGCGCCAACAAGCCTGAAGGAGGCTGCTCGTGCATGAAATCACCGAGGGCATTCACCCCAACATCCCAAACGACGTCTACCACGCCGAGACGGGCTGGTGGTCGTCCACCCAGTTGAAGGGGCTGCTGCCCGAGCACTACAAGCCGGTCACGGGCGAGTCGGATGCGATGCGGTTCGGCACGCTCGTGCACACCGCTGTCTTGGAGCCGGATCTGCTCGACGCGTACGTCACCCTCGACGCCGCCAAGGTGGGGTTGAAGGCTGACGGGACGCCCGCCGCTAATCCGTACATGACGGGCGCGTGGAAGAAGGCCGCCGCTGAGGTTGAGGCCGATGGGTGCATCCCCGTGGCGCTGGCCGACATGGAGTTGGCGCTACGGATGCGTGACGCAGTGGCCGCGCATCCGACCGCCGCCGCGCTGCTGCTCTCGGCTGACGGGGTGTCTGAAGAATCAGTTTTCGTCTTTGACGACGACGCCGTGAAGCACAAGGCGCGGTTCGACCGTCGGATTCCGGGCGCGATCGTGGACCTGAAAACGACATCCTCGAAGCCGGGGGCGGCCGCGTTGGGCAGGACTGTCCTTGATTACGGCTATGACCTGTCTGCTGCCCACTACCTCGAAGTGGCCGCGTTGGCTGGCCTCGATGCGGGCGCGTTCGCGTGGGTGTTCGTCGACAAAACCCCGGATGGGCCGCGCGTGACCGTGGCCGAACCGGACGCTGCCCTGCTGGAGCGGGGCCGGGTGCTCAGGGCCAGGGCGTTGGCGCGCGCCGCCGGGACGCTGCCCGCCTACGAGGGCGCGACCGGCTACCTGACTTTGACCTGCCCACCGTGGGCACAACCTCAAGAAGAAATGGAAGGGGCAATATCATGAAATATGAGCTGACTGACGAAACCAACGGGAGTGGGTTGCGGCGCATTCGTGCGTTACGCGATATCCCCCGCTGCGGGGTCAATGAGGGCGACCTTGGGGGTTGGGTCGAATCCGAGGGGAACCTCACCCAAGAGGGTGACTGCTGGGTCTTCGGCAAAGCGCGGGTCTTCGGCAAAGCGCAGGTCTGCGGCAATGCGATGGTCGGCGGCAACGCGCGGGTCTTCGACAACGCGCAGGTTTTCGACGCCGCGCGGGTCTTCGACAACGCGCAGGTTTTCGACGCCGCGCGGGTCTTCGACAACGCGCAGGTTTTCGACGCCGCGCAGGTTTTCGACAACGCGCAGGTCTGCGACACCGCGCAGGTTTACGGTGACGCGCGGGTCTGCGGCAACGCGCGGGTCTTCGACGCGGCGGTCTGTGTGGGGGTTACATCATGAGCCAACTCGCGGAAACCAACGGATCAACCCTAACCCTCGCCGCTGACCAGAAATATTGGACAGACAACCAGCTCGCCGCACTGAAACACATCGGCGTAGACCGCGCATCCTACGGCGACCTTGCTGTATTCATGCACGTCTGCCAACGCACGGGCCTCGACCCGTTCGCGCGCCAGATCTACATGATCCAACGCGACGGAAAACAAACCATCCAAACAGGGATCGACGGGCTGCGGCTCGTTGCGCGCCGCGCCGTGGTGGCGACGGGCGAGACCCTCGGAATCTCTGCGCCCGAATGGTGCGGCCCAGACGGGCAATGGGCTGACGTGTGGATCGGGCCGGGACACCCTGTCGCGGCACGGGTCAGGGTGCAGCGTGGTGGCGGCTCGTTCGCAGCCGTGGCGTTGTGGGCCGAGTACGTGCAAACCCGCAAAGACGGGCAAGTGACTCGCATGTGGGCGACCCGTGGGGCCGGGCAGATCGCTAAGTGTGCGGAAGCGTTGGCGTTGCGGAAAGCGTGCCCGCAAGACCTGGCTGGCCTATACACCGATGACGAACTGGGAGAGGTTCACGCGGCACCTAGCCCGCCGCGTGGCGGCATCGGCGCGGTCCTCGAAACTGGCCAGACAGTGGATCGGGTAGACGCCGAGATTGTGGACGCGCTCGACGCCGACCTCGACCCTGAGCCACTGCTGTTGGCGACCAGCTCGAAACTCGCCAAAGCCATGTACGCGGGCATCAACGGGCTCGGGATCACTGACGCCGATCGGCTCTCGTTCATCATCTCGGTGATCGGGCGCGAGATTGGCTCCACCAAGGAGATGACGGAGATCGAAGCGAGGGCAGTGTTGGCGCGGGTCGATGAGATCAATGCGGTCGAGCGGGTCGAGGAGGTTACGCCGTGAGCCTCTACGACTACGAAGAGTCCAAGCGGGTGGCGGCTGGAGATGTCCCATTCTATGCGCTGATCATGGCCGCGATGCGTCGTGCCGACAGCTTCAACCTGCACATGCTGCAAGCGGCCTTCCCTGACGTGTGGGACGAGGTCCAGGCCCGTTACAACGCGCAGGGTGGCCGGTTGGAGTCCGACCAGTGACCGCCCGCGCTCGTGAGCGGGTTGTGTTGCAGGGCCTGCGGTGCGTGGACTGCACGCGCCCGTTCCGTGGCCCACACGCGCCCACCGACTACGCCCACGTCACCACCGAGGGGTTTGTGCACGCCCACGGCTGCACGCCGGTCACCAAGGCGGAGGCCCCGGCGCTGCGGGCCATGACATACAGGGCCACGAAACTTGTCGAGCGGCTCGACCGGATCGAAGACCTCGAATGGATGGCCGCGCACGGCGAGACGTTGGAGGGCGCGGCTGCGCGGCTCGGGATGCGGGCGGCGTCGTTGGAGACGTGGCTGTTGCGCTCACACAGGCCGGCGCTCGTGCGGGCCTTGTGCGCCAACGCGCGACACGTGGAGGTGGCGTGATGAGCCAGACCGCCGCCACGTGCGCGGACTGCGGGAACAGCGTCCGCACGCAAGGGCGGGGACTGTGCGCCCGCTGCTACGGCAAACACCGCCGCGCGGGCACCCTCGAAACGTACCCGTCTACCAAACGCAGACGCGCCGTGGGTGACGTCTGTCGCAACGGGCACCTGATCGCCACCAAAGACGACCTGATCGACACCTGCAGGGGTGGGGTGACCTGTCGTGAGTGCAGGCGCGAAACCCAGGCCGCGTACAACCGTAAACGGTCAGGGAGACCACCACGGGCTTGCCCACGCTGCGGGTGTGCGACGTTCATGCCCGCGTTGTGCCGGGACTGTCGGGGGGCCGCGTGATGAGCGAGCCCATTGGCGGCCGCCATGTCTTCAGATGGCTAATCGAACGAGCGACCGCCAGCCACATGGACAGACTTATGAGCGTCGAACTGCCAACGCGGCAGCAACTTATCGACCGCATAGAGGAGTTGCTAGCCGACGTCGAAGCGACCCGCAACACGGCTCCAAGCAGCGACGGCTACGCGAAGTTGATTTCAAATCTAGGCGAACTTAGAGCGTTAGGTCAGATCTATGGTGAGTGACGTAAAAAACTGTGTACTTTACGCGCGGCTCAGCGTCACCAAAGAAGAATCGGTCTCTATCGAACGTCAGTTGAGAGCGGGGCGCAAATATGCCGAGGGGCGCGGCTGGGCCGTGGTAGGCGAGTTTATCGACGATGGCGTATCAGCCACCGCCAACCGCCCAGAGGACAGGAAGGGTTGGGCCGCGCTACTAGAGAGCTCAGATTTTCAAGCAGTGGTTGTCTGGAAAATCGACCGGCTAGCTCGAAAGGTGCTCGACTTCCTGCATGTTGATGAGGTGCTACGGGGGCGCGGAGCCGGATTGGTGGCAGTAGAGGACCCCATCGACATGACTACGCCGATGGGGCGCGCGTTTGCCACGATTCTAGCTGTTTTTGGCGAGATGGAGGCCGCCGCAATCGCTTCCCGTGTCCGCGCAGCGAGATCGCACCTTTTGGCCGAAGGGCGCTGGACTGGCGGCGGCATCCCGTACGGATACATGCCTATTGATAATCCCGATGGTCCAGGAAAAATCTTGACACACGATCCAGAGAGGATCGAATGGCTGCGCCGCATGATCTCACTCGCGCAGCACGGCAAGACCATAAACGGGATCGCAATATGGCTTGACAGGCACGCCGCGCCGCTACCAGTGGCTGCAAGTAAGCTGAGAGATAGGCGCCCCCGCACTTGGAATAGGCAGTCAGTCGACGGGATTCTACGGAACCCGATCAATGCGGGCGCGACCCGACACAATCCCGGCAAAGGAAAAACGGGACCGCGCTCATCCGCGTTTAACGTCTTACGTGATGACGACGGAAAACCAGTCTTGAATGACAACCTGGCTGTAATCTCGTGGGAAGCGTTTAGCGGCCTGGTGGCTGACTTGGACTCCAAAGTGACGCCGCAGGCTGCGCCATTTGTGGATAGGCAACGCACTAGCTCATTTTTGTCGAAAGTTGCGCGGTGCGACGATTGCGACGTGTTCCTCTGCCGGGGCACCAACCAGAAGCGGCCGGTCCTCTACTGCCCGTCGTGCCGTCAAGTGATCGGGCGAGCACATCTGGACCCGTATTTAGAGGAGTTGCTGCTGGCTGAGCGAGGGCGCATGCCGCTCGCTGGGCGAACGGTGCGTGACCACTGGCAGCGAGCTTGGGGGTCCGATGAAGAAAAACGCGCAGTGTTTCGCAGCCAGATCGATTCTCTGCGTATACGCAGAGGAGTCGCTGGACGCCGATTTGACGCGGACAGGGTCCTCATTCAGTGGCGGACGCCAGGGGAGGTGGCGTAATGAGCGAGCCTATCGAGGTGCGGCTCGCTCAGGTCGCCGAGTTGCATCAGCCCCAACCGATTTACGGGGACTGTTGGCACGCGCCAGACTACGGGTGCACGCCGGTCGAAGTCCCGTGGGTTGACGGGTGCAACCAGTCGATCGAAGGCTGGTACTGCCCGACCTGCTGCACCGCTAACGACGTGTATCTACGAGCCGACTGTCCCCACGGGTGGGATCACACGGCCTGCACGGCGTTGTCGGCCTGCGCGACGATGGACGCGATCACCGGAGCCAAACCGCCGGTGGAGTGCAGTCACGATGTCGTGGAGTTCTATCCCGGCAACAAGGTGCCGCCCTACGGGTGGGAACAGTGGCCGGGCTGGTACTGCACTCACTGCGGGCAACAGATAGATGAGGACGAGCGCCGGTGACCATGCAGCGGGCCGTGATCCCGTGGCCCCAACCGCTCACCCAAAACCAAGTCCGGCGACTCCACCACTACACGGAGGCCGCCACGAAGAGGCGGATGCATCTGCAAGCCAGGGCCGCGTATCGGGCCGCGCGGCTCACCCCCGCCACGGAGCCGGCGCACGTGACCCTCACCTACCAGCCAGCCGACCGGCGCAGACGTGACGCCGATGGGTTGGCCCCGACCCTGAAAGTGGCTTTGGACGCGCTCGTGACCGAGCAGCTGCTCGCGGACGACAACTACACGCACGTGCCCGCCGTGACCCTCCGGATCGCGCCACCCAAACCCGGACAACCCGCCGCCTGCTGGATCACCATCCAGCCCGACAAGGAGCAGCAGTGACCATCCCGAACATGGTGCCCACCGTTCACACCAGACTCCTTGCCGCCCGGTTGATCGAGGCGTGCCAACGTCCCGACACCACCGGCACCGACGCCGTGCATCAATACCTGTTTGCCTGCACGAAGGGGCAAGAGGTCGCGCTCGTTGCGGCAATCCTCGACCACAAAACCGGGACACCAGTCGCCCTCCGACCCGACTGGAACGATGACGGCTCTCGACCCAACCTCGCGGTGGCATGCTGGGCCGGGATCGACGCCGCCGCGACCGCGTACGGGGCAACCCCAGAGCAAATCCTCAGGGGTGGCCGCCCCAATATTGACGTGCCCGCACGTCGGGTAGCGATGACCGTTGCACACCTGGCTGGTGGCGGGTACTCCGAGATCGGCAGATTCTTCAACAAAGACCACTCCACGGTCGTTACTGGGGTCAAGTGGTGTTTGGCGACCCCAGCCGCGTACGCGATCGCCGAGCAGGCCCTCGACGCGCTGCGGGTCGAAATGGCTGATCGTGATAGCGATTCCGCCGAGATGGAGGGGTAAATCATGGCCTTTTTCAATGTCGATGATCACGCCCACGGGCATCCTAAACACCGCGCCGCCGGGCTCGCAGCAGTGGGATTGTGGACACTCGCAGGGTCCTATTGCCGGGCCTACAAACTCGACGGGCAAGTACCCGGCTGGTACGTGTCGTCGTGGCCTAGCGGTGGGCGCTTAGCCGCCACTCTCACGGACGTCGGGTTATGGCATCAGGTTGGGCACAACTGCCCCGACTGCCCTCAACCAGACGACCCAAACGGCTGGGTATTTCATGACTGGCTGGATGTTCACGATTCGTCTAACGAGGTGGAGCGGCAACGGCAGCAGGGGCGCAGGCGCCAGCGTGAGCGCCGTCAGAAGGTGCGTGAATCGCTAGGGGCTGAACTATGACCACGTTCTTGTCACGCTCTTGTCACGCTAAACGTCACGCTCTTGTCACGCTAAACGTCACGCTAAAACACTGTGACGTCACGGCGTTTGTCACACCCCTTGTCACGGGCATGTCACGGCGATGTCACATGACCTCCACCCCACCTATATACCTACAGGTTTATCTACAACCTCTAGGTGAGCTCTACTCAAGGTCTTTTGGATCAAATTCCATCCATCGTCAAGGCCGCAATTGTGCCAGAGTCTCCAACGGATGGATGGCAAAAATGAGCGAGAAAGGAACCAAGCCGTGCCGCTAGACAAGCCAACTGCCGAAGCCCTAGCCACCGTCGCGATCGCCTGCCGACCCACCGGCGCACCACGCTGGGACGCAGCCGGGATACTCGCTGCGCTTCGCAAAGTGCACCACCTCGAAGCCGGGGAAGTTGCCGCCACCGTGGTCAGGGCCGCGTGCGACCCGAGCCTCGACACCCCAGCCGCGATCGGGAACCTTGCCGCACCCTGCTGGCGACCCGCCACACCCAACCCACACACCGGCCGGCCTCACCCGCCACGAGCAGACCAAGCCTGTTTCCACTGCGGCAACTGGACTCACAAATGCCAATGCGACGGCGGCCCAACCCCACGCCCAACCACCCCACGCACCCGGCCAGCCGACAACCCTCAAACCCAGGCCATCATCGCCAATATCCGCACACAACTCGCCGGCACCACCAAACCCCGAGAATCCGATCTTAGCGACGAACAAGACCCAGACCACACAAACCCCCACGGCGACCCTGCCAACGCGCCCAGCCCCCCAAAGAATCACGCCTAGGCCCCAAGGAGACGACACCGTGAGCGACAGCGACAAGACACGCACCCAAATCCTCGGGAACCTGAACGCCATCAACACCCTCGCCAACCAACTCCAAGACCGCGCCATCGACCAAGCCGGACACCCGCTAATGCCCGGTGGTGAAGCCATGACGAACCTCGCCGGATGCGCCAGCCTCGAAGGATGGGCCAACCGAAACGACCACCGCGAACGGCAATGGCACTACGACGACGGCACCGAAGACCCCGAAAACACGTGGCCACCAATCCAACGACTCTGGTACTGGACCGAAGCGTGGCGTGAGCAACACGACCAGCCCACCGACCAGCGGCCCACGCTTCAAACCGAAACCGGCTTCCTGGCCAAGATCATCGACTGGATCATCGACCACGAGCCACACCTCGAGGACTTCCGTGCCGACGTGGCCCGTGCACGCTGGCAGCTCGAAAACATCCTGATTGCCGGAGAGCGTGCCACCAGGTCACGGGTGCGCTGCGAAGACTGCGAACACAAACCCCGCCTCATCAAAGTGTGGGCCAAACACGCGGCAGCCGACGCCTGGAAATGCCCACGCTGTCGCCGAGAACTCACCCACGACGAATATCGGCGCGCCCAACGGCGACAAGTGTGGCAGCCCGACGCGGCACGCTGGGTCACCACAGACGAAGCTGCCTACATTCTCGCCAACATGACCCCGCCGCTGCACAAAAACGCGGCAGCGAAACTCCTCGAGCACGCCGACATCCAGCGCCAAACCATCGGCAGACGCGCCATGATCTGGCTCCCAGACGTAATCACAATCCACAACCTCGGGCGCGGCGGCCGAGAACGCGCCTAACCAGCTGGTATCCTCCAAGAGCTGCGATCCCCTAGCGCGTGCCCCGCATCGGGCAGCCGCGCCCAAAACAGGGAGGCGCAAATGGCATCCAAGAAATACGGCGCAGCACACCGCGCCGAACGAGAACGCTGGCAAACAACCATAGACAACGGCGAAGCGCAATGCGCCGAACCAATCTGCCTCCAAGCACGCGACGGACACGGGCGACGCATCAACCCAGGCGAACCATGGGATCTTGCCCACGACCGGGCCACCGGAGACTGGCGCGGCCCAGCACACGCACGCTGCAACAGATCCGAAGGCGCACACTACGGCAACACCAGCAAACCGCCGTCGCCAAAAAACTGGGCGCTCTGAGAACCGGGGCACCCAAAAAGTCTGGGAAACCTGCGCGTTCGACCCCGCAACTCTACTTTTTTTCGCGAGAGTTCCCTCAGGTTCCGGTTTTGGTCATGGAGGAAAAGTGACCCGTCAATGTGATTTGTGTGGCGTCGCCTATGAGGCCGTGCGCAAGAATTCGCGGTACTGCTCGGATACGTGCGGCAAGCGTGCGCGGCTGGGGCAACCGGCTTCGGGTTTGGGGCCGACTGGTGCGCGTGATGGCGTCGTGTCCGAGATGGGGCCAATCGAGCAGCGGGTGCACGCTGACTTGGCTGCGTTGATGACTTCGCATCCGATGGGTGAGGCGCTCTCGGCTATGGCCCTGGCGTTGGCGGTGTCTTTGGATCGTGGCGCTGGGATGCAGGAGGCTGCGGTGAATCGTGAGTTGCGGGCCACCTTGGATGACTTGGCGCGGATGAAGGTTGGTGACGATGACGAGCTCGACAGTTTGCTCTCCGCCCCAACTGTGGGATCGGACGTGTCCGCCGAGGTTCGCGACACCGAGGACTCTTAGTCGCCCGACGTTGGGTACGGCGGTCGGGTTGACTGCCGCGTTGTTGGGTACACCGTTGATGCCACATCAGCAGTATGTGGCTGACGTGGTTTTGGAGATTGACCCTGATACTGGTCGGCTGGTTTACGACGAGTGGATCTTAGTTGTGCCGCGCCAGCAAGGTAAGTCCACTTTGATTTTGGCGAAGGCTACGCACAGGTGTACGGCGTCCTCGTTTTTTGGGCCACGTCAGCAGGTTGTGTATACGGCGCAGTCTCATCAGAAGGCCCGCAAAAAGTGGCGCGAGGATTACTGCAGCAAGTTGCAGGGTTCGACGAAGTTCGCGTCGAGGGTGAAGCCGAACTTCACGTCTGGCGATGAGCATTTGCGGTTCGTGAACCAGTCGCGGTTCGGCGTGGAGTCGAACACTGAGCGGGCCGGGCATGGTGACGTGCTCGATGAGGCCTATATAGATGAGGCGTTTGCGCAGGTTGATTCGCGGCTCGAGCTCGCGTTTGAACCGGCGATGATGACGCGGGCGAATAGCCAGTTGGCGATCGTGTCGACGGTTGGTTGGGCTGATAGCTCGCCGTATTTGTGGGCGAAGGTGCAGGCGGGGCGGGCGTTGGTCGCGGAGGGTGCGACGTCGGGTACCGCGTTTTTTGAGTGGTCGGCTGACCCTGCGGCTGACCCTGGTGTGGTTGAGACTTGGTTGTCTTGCATGCCTGCGGTGCATCGGCCTGATTGTGACCGTGATTGTCGAGATCACACGGTGGCGTTGGCGACGATTCAGGCGGCGTGGGACAAGGCGCGGCGTGAAGGCAAGGTCAGTGAGTTTTGCCGGTCGTATTTGAATCAGTGGAAACCGAAACCTAAGGCCGGCGACGAGACGGCGCTTGGCAACTGGAACGGGTGTCGGGTTGATCCGCCGGATGAGCCGCCGATCCCGGATGCGTTCGGGGTGGCGTTGTCGCTGGATCGGACGATGGTGTCGATCGGGGCCGCGTTGATTGACGACGATGGGCATCTGGTGGTTGGGGCGCAGGGTCGTTGGGCTTACGGGTTCGACGAGCTGGTCACAGAGTTGGCGCGGTTGCAGTCGACGTACGGGTTGCCGGTCGTGATGGACGTGAAGGGGCCGGGTGGTGATCTGATCCCTGACTTGGAGTTGCAGGGGATTCAGATCGTGGCCGCCGGTTTGGAGCAGTTCATCGACGGTTGTGCGCTGGTTGAGGACGGGGTGCGGTTGGGCACCTTGGTGCATCACGGGCACCCGGATTTGGATGAGGCTGCGGAGGGTGCGCGGTGGCGTCCGGTTGGTGACCGGAAGGTGTTGGGGCGTCGGCAGTCGGTCACGGATTTGTCGATGTTGGAGGCCGTGGCTTTGGCTGCGCACGGCGCGAGCGCGAACGACTCGTTGAAAGGGGTTGGGATCTGGTGAACGTGAACACTGTCGAGATGATCGGCTTGTATGCCATCGCGTTCGGCCTCGGGCTGGTTGTGGTCGCGACAGGTTTGCAGGCCCCTTGGCTTGGTGTGCTTCTTGCGGGCGTGTTTGTTGCTGTTGCGGGTGGGGTGGCCGTGTTTGCGGCAAACAAGACTGCGGCTGTTAGTGGTGGCACGTCGTGACGTTGCTTGCACCAATTTTTGCGGGTTCGGTTGAGGATCCTGAGACGCCGTTGGGGTTGGATTCGCTCGACTCGTTGTTTGCGGGCCAACCGACCGCATCGGGGCAGCGGGTTACCGAAGAGAAGTCGTTGGGGATCTCGACGGTGTGGCGGGCTGTGAACCTGATCGCCAGCTCGGTGGCGTCGCTGCCGTTGCACGCCTACAAGTCGCAAGAGGGTGCGCGAGTGAAGGCTGGGGGTCGGGCCGCGAAACTGTTGGCCGACCCGCACCCTGACATGACCCCGTTTGATTTGTGGGAGATCGTCGGTGCCCACTTGCTGTTGTGGGGTAACGCGTACCTGTTGCTGCGTGGGACACCACAGGATCCGATCGCGGAAATGTGGCCGATTCACCCTGGCCGGGTGAAGGTTGGGCGACTTGGTGGGCCCACGTCGATGGGCAAGAAGATCTATGTGATCGACGGCTCGAAGGTTTACACCGACGACGACA